ATTTGCCAATGGCGGCTTCGTGGGCGGCAATGCCCAGATCAATGTCACCACTGGCCCTGTGATGCAGCTGGACGGTCAGCAGTCCGTCTCCATGGCTGATCTGGAACGGGCTATGCGCCAGACCGCTGATGGCATTTACGCCAGCCTCAGGACACCAGCAGGCCGCCGCGCCGTGGGGGTGCGGTAATGGCTCGCGGTCAATCCCAGTTTCTGCGCATCTTCTCTGGCTCCACCACCTACCAGCGGTGGCAGGCGTATTACGTCAACACCAGCGTCACCTGGGAGTCTGCAAGCTGGTCCTACCAACCGTTTGATGCTGATGGCATCACCGCTGGCGAGGTGCAATCTGAAACATCGATCTCGATCACCTTGCCAGCCACTACCAACGTGATGGAGGTGGTGCTGCAGGCGCTTAATGAAGCCCGCCTGGCAGAGCTGCGGATATACGAGTTTGACACCCTGCTAGGCAACAGCACTCCGCAGGCTGCGCAGACGCTGATCGCGTCGTACCTAGGCGAGGTGGTTGGTGTGTCAGGTGGCTTTACGTCAATCCAGATGCAGCTAGGCAGCAGCCTCTCACCAGTCGGCGCTCAGGTGCCGCCGCGTAAGTTCACAACAACACTAATAGGAGCGCCATGTCAGATTTAGTATACGACGCAAGGCCCAAATCTTCGACTGCAGGCTCATGGATAAAACCAGTAAATACTGGATTACTATACGACGCAAGGCCCAAATCTTCGACTGCAGGCTCATGGATAAAACCAGTAAATCAAAGCACTGGGTCAACATCTTCCGTGATGCTGCCCGGTGCATCCAGTTCTGCAGCAATCAATGCGCCACTGGTTGAAGCAGCCGCATCGGGTAATTCGCCACTTGATGTAAAACAACGTAACGCCGTTGTCGGTGAGCCGATCCCGATCGTGTTCTGCCGCCGCACTGGTGGCACTGGTGGCGTGTTGATCAGCCCGCCGGCAACAGAGGCCAGGTTTGAAGATGATGCATCCAGCAACATCACAGCCAGTTACCACCTAGTACTGAGTGAGGGCCAGATCGACTCGATCCAGGTGCGCGATGTGTTTCAGCGCAGCTGCCGGGTGGGCAACTTCACCCAGACCTATGACCGGCGAGCTGGCACCTTTGTGGCCGGTAACTTCATCGACAACACGCCAAACCTAGAGGCGCCAACCTATTGCGGCACCAGCGGCACCTATGACGGGCTCAGCACGATGGCGTTTGCGGTCACCATCCCGGCAGGATTTGACCAGTGGAACCGCCAGGTGCATTGCTTCATTCGTGGCGGGATCTATGTCTCGCGGCTGATGGATAGCGTCACCGGCCCCAGCAACAACGTGGCTGATCTGCTGCTGTACCTACTGCGCAATAGCTCCAGAGTGCCTGAATCAATGATTGACACCGCCAACCTGCTGGTAGCGGCGACCTTCACCAATGCCAACGGGTTCTGGTTCAATGGCGTGGTCAGCCAATCCACCAACCTGCGCGATTGGATCAGCAACACGCTCCAGTATTTCCTGCTGCGTCAAACGCGGATCGGCGGCAAGGAAGCGCTCAGGCCACTGGTGCCAACCAACGCCAACGGCACGATCAAAACCACGGCAGTGAGCTGGGTGTTTACGTTCACTGAGCAGCACATCATCCCAGGCAGCTTTGAGATTACCTACTCATCCCTGGCAGACCGTAAGCCATTCTGCGCCACGGTGCTCTGGCGCCAGCAGGATGATCTAGGTATCCCTGTGATGCGCACTGCTGAGGTGCGCTACACCGGCACTGCTGCCGATGGCCCGTACGAGCAGCACGACCTGAGCGGATTCTGCTCTACTGAAAACCACGCAGTCAAGGCTGGCACTTACATTCTGTCTAAGCGCAAGCACGTTACCCACCGGCTACAGCTTGGCGTAAAACCTGATGGATACAACCCAACCCTGGCGGCTGGTGATCTGGTGCGGGTCAGGCTGGACCGCATCGCATCCACCGGAGCTAACAGCGTTCATGACTACCTCTACGAGGTGGACCGCATCGGCAAGTCAATCACGGGCGAGGTGCAGCTTGACCTGACTCACTTCCCGGTTGATGCCAACCTAGCCAGCGTGGTAGCGCAGGAAGTAAACGCCGCCACAGGTTCTGGCCTATTGCTGCCTACCGGGCTGAGCGGCATCACCTGTGACGTGAACTCGTCAAGCGATACCAGCGTGCCGGCTGAGACGTTTACGACGGGTTCGTTCCCTGACTACACCAGCAACATAGAAGACTTTGGCGGCGGCGGCGGCGGCGGCGACGGCGGCGACGGCGACGGATTTGGCAATGCTGATCCTACAGATGGCAACCCTGATGATGGGAAGGATAATCAACAAGGCCAATTTGATGGATACCCAGCGCCAGGTGATGGCAGGTATCCGCCTGATCCACCGGAAGGAATTGAGCCAATACCCATGGGCGACGGCCAGCTTGCTCCTGGCTATCCACCTACTGAATGGACACCAGGCGAATGGTATTCGACGTATGAATTGCCTGCTCACGAAGACAGTATTTATGGTGATCTAGAGCCAGGTATGCCTGACTTGCAATGTGGCATTGTTCAAGTTAATAATATACCTGGAACGGGGATAGTAAGCATACCTGGCCCATGTTGGGGATTATATCAGAAAGTAACATACGGCCTATGCGGCGCACCTTCTAACATTATTTGGTACACAGCCGTTATTGGCAACGGATTTAGCTATTGGCAAACGGTCGCATCATTTGGCGGCGGCACTTATGGCGCAATTACAAGCAGTCCAGTCATCAACAATGTGTTTACGCCGCTATAAACCATGGCCACCTTCCCCACCCTGACCCCATCCAGCCGCACCTTCACGCCAGGGCGGCATCCGCACTCAGAGATCTCCACTCTGGATGGGTTGCAGGTTCGTGTGCGCACCAGCAACGTGATCCTGGAGCAGTAGCTACGGCTCACGTTCCTAGGGCTAACTGAGGCCGAGATGCTGAGCATCCGCACCCACTACATCGGCCAACAGGGGCGCTTCCTAAGTTTCGCCATCCCCACCAGCCTGATTAGTGGCATGACAACGCCTTCATATTTCACACCTACCGGCTACAGCTGGATCTACGGCAGCGCACCACAGGTTGAGGATATTTCCTGCGCTCAGCGTTACAACGTGAGCGTTGAGCTGGTCACGGTGCCACCCGAGGGCGCCAACATCAACGGCGCCGAGTTCACTATCGGCGTCACGCTGGCAACGGTGACGCCACTGGCGCAGACAATCACCATCAGCTTTGCGGCTGGTGCGGCTAGCGTTGAATTGCCAAGCTTTGCTCTCACTGTCACTGCATCGTTCGCCGCTGGCGCTGCGGATCCAGGTGTGCCTGTTGACCCTAGCTTCAGTAGCGTCAGCTTGCTGCTTCACATGAATGGCAGCAATGGCAGCACAACCTTTACCGATACATCTGCAACAGCTCATACAATTACAGTGTTTGGCGATGCGCAGGTAACTACTACGTCACCTAAGTTTGGGACTGGTGCATTGTTGCTTGATGGCACAGGAGACTACCTGTCGGCACCGTCGCATTCATCGCTGACGTTTGGCACTGGTGATTTCACAATTGAAGCATGGGTGAGGTTTGATACCGTAAGCACCCGTCAATACATTTTCTCTCAACGAGACACTGGTGGTTTTACTTTGTACCTACTTGAAGATGGCAGGCTAAGCGGGCTTGCCCCTGGGGTGTATACTGTACCCCAAACATCTGCAACGATGGCCGTTAATACTTGGCATCACGTTGCATTTACGCGATCAGGAACATCCTATAACGTATGGGTTGATGGTGTCGGCAGCCCAACGGAAACAATCTCTGGGCAGGACGGCGCATCAGGTACGTCTTACATTGGCTATCGAGGCAGCAACACCATAGAGCTGTTAGATGGTCGCATAGACGATCTCCGTATCACCAAAGGAGTTGCGCGCTACACGGCTAATTTCACGCCACCAACTGCTGCGTTCCCCGACGCATAGACTGACCCCAACGCATATTACAGCCATGGCATCCCTGATCTACAACTCAGCACCAGACGAAATGGCGCGCGGTGACATTGACTTCGACAGCAATACCTTTAAGGCAATGCTGGTAACCAGCAGCTACACGCCGAACAAAGATGCTCACGATTTTCGTGACGATGTGACGAATGAGGTGAGCGGAACGGGTTACACCGCTGGCGGCGCCACCAGCGCGGTCACCGTCACCAAGGACACCGCCAACGACCGAGTAACCATTCAGTTTGGCGCCGTCTCCTGGGCCAGCAGCACTATCACCGCTCGCGGCTGCGTTTACTACAAATCTCGCGGTGGCGCATCAAGCGCTGATGAACTGGTCGCCTATGCCGATTTCGGCAGTGATGTATCCAGCAGCGGCGGCACCTTCTCAGTGGCTGCCAGCACCATCACGCTGCAGAACTAATGGCCACATTCCCTGAGCTGGAGCCTGCCACCAGGGCCTACAACTTCGGGTTGTTCCCGCTGACGGAGCAGCCATCACTAAGCGCTGGCGTCGTCAGGTTCAGGCATAGCGTCACACCGCAGAACTACCAGCTGACGCTCGGCTACATCGCGCTGACCGATGCCGAGGCCAGCCTGATCCGCAATCTTC